ACACTCTTTCCCTACACGACGCTCTTCCGATCTTGTCGTGGGCGTACATCCCCTCAACCGTCTGCGGGATGGGGGCTTCTTCGGCTTGCGCTTCCCCCGCTGGATTCATCATCTGCCGCGCCTGTTCCATTGGCGATGCGCCGTACATCTGCTCGATAGTTCCAGGGATCGGCAAGTCGCTTGGTGCTGCGTCCGTTGGGTTCATCATCTGTTGCGCTTGTTGCATATCCAGCAACGCTGCGCCAAACATTCCTTGAACGGATTGCGGGATGGTTTCTTCTTCGGCTTGGGCTACGCCTTGCGGGTTCATCATCGCGTTCGCTTGCTGCATAGACGACGTGCCGAACATATCCTCAACGGTGCTGGGCATGGGTTCGTCGCTCGGAGACATCCCCATCGGATTCATCATCTTGGCGACATCGCCCCACAGTTGTTCGTTCTCAATATCGCCTAGCATACCCTGCTGTTGAGTCATGCTTTCGTTCGTCTGCGAGGCGTTTTCATCCACCGGCAAGCCCGACATTCCCGCCTCTTGCAAGAGGTCTTCAGGCACATCAACAGGCGCATACTGTCCGCCTTCACCGCCTGACGCATCCTGCATCGGGAATTGGAACGGAAACTGAAACGCCTCTTGCGCGGGGTCTTGGATGGCGGACTGCCAGGGCTTCGAGGGAAGCATATTCACAGGGTCTTCCGATTCGGTGGGCGAGAAATCAAACATATCCTCGCCCTCCATCGCGCCGATGGGTTGCCAGTTCGGAAAGTCGAGCGGGTTGAGCATGTATCCGCCAAAGAAATCATCGGGCATGGTTACAAATTATCCTTGACAAACGGCAAATCCGTAGTATACTAAGTTCAGTAAATTAACTCGTCCGATGCAAGCGGACGTTTGCATTTCTAATCATCGCCCTGCTTTCCGTTGCTTGCATCAGCGGAAGGTGGGGCGATCTGTTTTGAAAGGATGTTAAAAATGTTCAAACCGATTCCGAACCTCTCCGCTAAAGACCTAGAACGCTTTTGGTCGCACGTCGATAAACGCGGCGACGATGAGTGCTGGGAATGGCAAGCCGCAAAAGATAAATATGGACGTGGTAAATTTACACTAAACCATTCCACCTTTCTGTCAAATCGTCTTGCCTATTTTATATCGCACGGTTCTATTGATGATGCGCTTGGAGTTTTGCATACTTGCGACCATCCTTTTTGTTGTAATCCCAGACACTTATTTCAAGGAACGCAACTTGATAACATCCGAGATATGATGCGAAAAGGCAGGCAGAATTTTGATAACCTACATCACTACGGAAATGATCATTGGACTAGAAAACATCCAGAACTACTAAAACGTGGCGATGAACACTGGAGCCATCTCCATCCTGAAAGAGCCGCACGCGGCGACAAAAACGGAATGCGCCTTCATCCCGAAAGAGTCTTGCGGGGTGAGCAGAGTGGTCCTGCTAAACTCACGAATGAGCAAGTAAAATCAATCCGCTCACTCCGCAAGGATGGTTTGACTTACACCGTATTATCGAAGATGTTTAAGACGAGCATTTCAAACATCCAGCGAATAATCGTCGGTGTAATCTGGAAAGATATTCCCTAAGCCAGATTCAAAAGTCGCACAACGGCTTTAGGAAAATAAAGTGTTGGACCGCCCGAATGCCCATCATGCACTTGGATTTGGCGCGGGATGGTTCGTTCTAGGTTGTCTATGACTCTCATGTAGGGTCCCGGAGCCATGTCTGGATTATTGGCATTGCGGGTCATCTGGTAGTTGCCGATGGGGACGCCGGTTTGACGGACGCCGACCACGACCGCTTCGCCGTCTGCGATGTAGAGCGTAAACACGCCGCTGTCGTTGTAGTACCCTTCTTCGTAGATCACGATTTGGGGCAGATTGTCCATCGTCAAGAGTTCGTTCATTTGGTTTTGGCTGTTGATGGTAGCCAAGCCCGTCACGCGGCGACCGTAGAGGTCGGCGGTGTTGGTGTTGGCGACCATGTAGTTGAACGTGACCTGGTTCATGTAGATTTTGGCTTGCCGACCAAAATTCACGGACGAACCACGCGCCTTGATTTGCACTTGGCGCAGGTCGGTCAGCGGCGTCGATGTGGCGGCAGTTGACCATTTCACGTTCGCCGTAAAGGACTGCAAAGTATAGGTGTCCGTATGGAGCACCTGTCCTTCGTGTCCGGTGGCGGTGAACGTGCCGTCGATCAAGAGACGCCAGCCGTTGTACTCGATGCGGTTGAGCCGACGTTCGAGCAGTTGGTCTTGGGCTTCCATCACCAGGTCGGTGATGTCAACGGGTTTGTTGTAACTCCCCCATTGGCGGCGGGCGGTGAGTTTGAGTTCATCGATGGGGAGAAATTCACCGTAGACGCCGGGTTGCCCTTCGTAGGTCTTGCCGCCGAGCGGGTTGACACCCAGGGGTGCGCCGTTCATGCCGCGCACTTGCTGAAGACCGATGATGTTGTCGAGTTGTTCCCACAACAGGATGTGCGAATCGACCATCTTGATGGGCAAGAGTTCAAAGATGGGGCGATTCTGGGTCAGGCGCGGGAGTTTCTCGCGCTCGATCATCATCAGTTCGGATGAGGTAGGATAAAGGTAAGTCGTTGTCATGTTACACCCCCTATCCTATGCTCAAGATGCCAGCGGCGACCGAACCCGCTGACAAGTGCCAGTTCGCGGCGGCGATAGCGGCGGTGAGCAATGCACCTGCATCACCCATCGCGGTATCGATGTCCGCCACGTTGAAGTCGCCGCGCGTGTACGCGGGGACGTTGTTATCGGGAAGAGGATACACCCCACCAATCAGGGTAGGGAGTCCAGCGGCATCCGTGACGACGCCGTAGGCGAGAATACACTTGGGGAGTTGCGTCCCATCGACCGCGTTCGGGTCGTAGGTGTTGTACACCCCAGGCGTCGCGGTGATTTCACCGAGAATCGCGCCTTTTACAAAGGTGGTGCTTGCTTTTAGTTTTACCGCTTGTTGTGCCGCCAGGTGCGGGTTTCGCACCGGGACAAGCATATCCTGGGTAAAACTATACAGAGCTGTAGTAGGCATAGTTGTTACTCCATTTCAATCTGGTTCTATGACCAGGTTATTTTTGTTTGTCTTGAACGATCTTCGCGCCGAGCGGGGAAGCGTTCAACAGTTCTTGTTTCCGCGCTTCGGTAAAGGGTTTTTCGGATTTCGTTTGATCGAAATTGAGCGACCCCATTTGCAGACCGAGGGCTTTCATCTGTTCGCCCGTCAAGTCCATTTCGCCAAAGTGCGACGTGCGCCGTTCGACGTTGGATTTGAGACGCGCCACCCGCGAAATGGGCTTGCCGTCTTGCGCCTTCATCACGGGATGAGACGTGCGATCATCGGCAAGGGCTTGCAGGTAGTCGGCGCGCAGGTCTTCCACTTCGGCGGGAACGACTTTCCCCGCGACGAGTTGTTCGCTGACCCACGAACTGAAATCGCCGTTGTCCGCGCGCGCCTGCAACGCTTTGAGTTGGTTGGCTTGCGCGACCACGATGGCTTTCATGCGTTTGGTTTCGGGCTTCCAGTCGAGTTTCACGTCTTGGTCTTTCAAAGGATTGCCACGTTCGGTGGCTTCCTCTTCCTCTTCCAACACCTCGCGGATGTCAGGCAAGGGCTGAACGTCCTTTTCGACGTTCGCCAAGCCCGCCCCCTCGAAACGCGCGCGGGAGCTGGTGTCATCGACCAGGTTTTGTCCCTGGGTTTCCAACGCCTTCATCGCACCCGTTTCGTCGTGCTCGTGCGGCGTGGCATAGCCCTCGTGATTTTCGTGCTGTGAACCATCGGGATGCGCGTGCAAACTGTTGGCTTCTTCGTTTTCTTCCCCCAGCGCCTTGATGACGGCTTTGAGGACGCGCGCCTTCCAAGTGGGCGCGGCTTTAGTTGTCTTTCCCATTTTCACCTCCAAGTGTTTCGGGAATTGCAGATGCGCTTGCTTGAAAAGCGCCTTCATCGCTGGTATGCCAATCGCGCGCGCGTTGGCAGGTTGACGGTCGCCCTGAGCGTCAAATACCGCAATCGAACCAGTCAGCCAGTTGTCGATGTGACCTGTTTGGTCATCGACCTTGTGAAAGTCAGGGACTACGGTGGGCGACGCCCGTAAAGTGCCATTGCTTATCGCTTTGGCAAGCCGTGACTTTATTTCAGGTGGAATATCTTGGTCGAAATGAATCTTGTCCCAACGTCCAGCGGGCAAGTATTTGCGCTTGATGGTCTTGCCAATCGCCATCGGGTCGCCGCTGGGCGTGCCATCAGGATTGAAGTTGTGGTAGTAGGACACCGGCACCTGGGGCAAGAGATTATCTTTTTCGTAAAAGTTGGTTTTCTTGTCGAAATGCTCGTCGTGCTGATCCTGATTGCGCGGGTCGCCAAACGGATGCGCCAGCACCCAGGTTTCGGGGAGCGCAATCGCTGTGTCGTCGTTCCAATCCGGCGACGAGACGTAATTGAAACGCTCGTTGACGGGATGATAGTGGGCGCGGTCGATGCCGTTGCCAGGGTCATAGTTCTGCTGCTTGAAATAGTTGGGCAGGTATTCGCCCATATCCTCGTTGACGAGCCATTGATAGAGTTCGTCATCGGTCGGGTCTGCGAGCCACGACGCTTTTTGTTCGGGTTCGACCACCTGGGGTTGCGGTTTGGGTTTCTTGCTTTCCATGCGATGACCCGCCCCTGCGCCCCCGATAGGCGCGGTGGGATTCTTCGCCGCAAATTGTCCATGTTCATCGTGTTTCGCGTTGAACTTTTCGTCGTCCAGTTTCGGCGCGACGGGCTTGCCTTCTTCGCGGCGTGTATTGATGTTAATGGCTTGCTCGTGCGCTAATGCAGAGGCATGGTCTTTATGCTCGCCACCAGGAACGGGCTTGCCGTTCGGGTCTAGGACTGTTTTGCCATTTGCAGATAAATGGGTAGGCATTGTGTTACCTCACTTGCTTTTGTTCATTGGGTGATAGGACACCCTGGGGCTAGTGACATTCCGAATCAGCGCGAGAAAGAACGCCGCGCGATCCGTTCCCTGGACTACTTTCTTTAGTTTCGCCTGCTCAACGCCGCAATAGTTTTGCTTTGCATCGAGATAGACGATGATGTGACCTTGTTTACGCCCGAACATATCTTCACCAAATAAAAATGGCGCATCCTGTGCGAAAACTCTTGCGAGAGTTCACACGCGATGCGCCAGAGTCGAATGACTAGAGCGATATGGAATTGTAAAGTTCAGATTGTTAGAGCGGTTCGCCGCACTTTGGACACGTCTTGGGTTGCTTACCGAGTTTGCGCCGCACCCAGTTTAGTTCAGTCGTTAATACTCGCTCGCGCATTTCGAGATAGCCCTTCTCGGTCAGCGTATCGTTCAAATCCACGAAGAAGGTGCGCGTGACACTGGCGATGTTTGCGCCTTGTACGGGAATGTTATACTCGGTTGGCTCACTCATGTTCCACCTTTTCGATAGGTGGTTTTATGGGAAACTCATTGATGACCTTGTAGAGTTGTGGATCATTGTCAACAAAATCGGATAATGCTTTACCCTCAACATGAAATTGCATCAATCCACCACTGCGGAACATTATTTCCACAATGTCTTGGGTAAGCATACTTATTTTTACGACAGTATAATCAGGAGTCATTTTCCACCTTTTCGAGCATCTGATAATATTTCGGATTCTCCGACAAGTGATCGAGCGCGATGCGCGCAATCGTCAGCGGATTGCCGCCCACCGTTTCCCAATGTTCGAGTTCGTGGTCGCACCCTTTGACCCATTCGTTCACGTCGATGGAAGTCCAATCGACGCCGAGATGATTGCCAATCCTAACCCAGTCCGCCGTCAGCGTTGCCGTTTCCATTTTTATCCACCTGCGCTTTGGCTTTCGCAAAAGATTCGTGGTCGATGAGTTTAATATCCTCGAACTGCCTGTACCAATAGACGAATAGGCGCGTGAACACGTCTTTGCGAATCGCCTGTTGCAGTTCGGGGGTTTCTTGCTTAAGCGATTCGTTTTTCTCCCCAAACTGCTTGGTCGCATTCTTCACCAAGTCGAACAGGGCTTGATACGTCAACGGGCGGTCTACCGTGATGGTGAAACTGGAATTTGCCCAATCATATTCCTGCGCCTTTGGAAAAGAGGAGCCAACCCATAGATCGGGCAACGCGACTTGGTTGCGGACGACCCCGCCATATTTCCATTGATAGGTCTTGGGGTCGAGGGGCTTGAATTCCTCATCCTCGGATTTGGGCGCGTCAACTGTACTCATACGCTTCCTCCAAACTATTCTGCGGGTCGCGCAATGGAAATTGGTTGCGCTGCGGATAGGGGTTAACGATCTTGCTGACCGCCACCGAAGGTTGCCCCAGTGATTCGCGGCGCGGGAGTCCCAGGCGTTCGTCAATGTGTTCCATCTGCGATGGGTCGGGGACTTGCCCGAAATATCCACTGGACATCAAGGCGGCAATCGCTTGCGGCGACATCGGGAAGCCGTCGCCTAGCCCCAGATTCAATTTCGGAATGTAGCGCGCAATCTTTTTGCCCGTGATGTCGAAGTTATACATCAAGAGTCGGCGGAACACCTCGCGGCGTTGCTGAACAGCCAGCCACTGCTTGCGCCTCAAAATGCCAATCGAGAGGATGTCCTGGTGCGTCTCGCTCGACGCGCGCGCTTGGTGCGTGCCTTCTTGGGTTGCCAAACTCTGATACGAAATGGCTTCGGTGATTTGGCGGTCGTAAAAGTTCAGCGCGTTGATAAACGCCTCGCCCTGTCCCTGAGTTTCTAGGGTCGTCACTTCGCTTCCACTGGGCACGACAATCGATGAACCGTTCTGCAAACTTTCCAAGACCTGCGCCAAGATTTGTTCTGCCGAGCGTTGAACGGGGAGTCCCGTCGCGGGGTCGAGAATGGGGTTGAGCGTGTTCGGGTCAACGAACTGTTGCGCGACCGCGTTCGGGGCGGTCTTGCCGACGACGCTGGGACTGCCGAACTGAGAAAGCATCTTCAAATGTTCCGCCACGATCTGCTGCTTGAGCCACCAGGGTTGATAGGCGGCGCGCAAGGCGCTGTGACCGCGTTCGTCGTTCAACTTGATTTCGTTCGTCAGAATGGAGAACAGCGAGCGCGGCAACATTCCTGGAATGACATTCGAGATATCAAAGACCTCGTTGGGTTTTGTCATGCCGATGGCGGAAAAGTCAATCGGAATGTAACTGCCCGCTGGAAAGTTCTGCCCAGGGAAGCGTTGGGTCAGGATGCCGACCGTATTGTAGAACGAGTCTACGACAAAGATGGCGTTTTGCAGCGGCTTGTCGCGGATGTCTTTTAGGCGGAGCATTCCTTTTTCGACAAAGAAGACCATTTCGTTGATCGATGAGCCGAACGCGAGCGCGTTCAAATGCTGTTCGAGAATGTTATCGTAGGGTGTATCCAGGTTCTCGATGTTCTCTTGCACAAAGTTCCGCATCTTTACGGCTACGTCATAGTCGGAATCGGCGCGCGTGAGCGAAGGCACGATCTCCCAGCCGTTCGCAATGATCGCCATGCGGTAGACGCCCAGGGTTGCATAAATGGTCGGGTCGGTGAGCATCTGCTGATAGACCTGCATCCCGAACTGCTGGCTAATATCGTCAATCCAGGGCGGGAGGGCTTGGAGAAATGGATAAAAACCCTGAGTCCTACTAGGAACGTATTCCCTACTAGGGTCTGCATGTAAACGAACCCTAGCATCATCTCTTGGCTCAACACTCGGAGGCACAAATGGGTTCCGGGCAACAATTTCAGTCTGGGACAATAAAGGACGCAATCCCTTGTCCACTTCTTGCTTAACGCTTGCCTTCATTTGGTGTTGCCTAGCAAACCACTCTTGTCTTGATTTTTTTGACATAGTGTGTTATACTTCTTTTGAACTTATGGATTGACCGCGAGCAATCCTTTTTGTTTGACCCATCGGCTAGTCCCTGCCTACTTCTCGCGGAGTAGGTGGGGGCTAGTTTTATTATCGGAGGTCAACGTGACTCAAGAAATTAAATTGACAATGGGTAAGGTTTCCCTGATTGATGATTCTGATTATGAAAAAATATCAAAGCACAAATACACTGCTATTAAAGGAAAACGCACGTTTTACGCCTATCGCGGTAGCAAACTTGCGGGACGAATCCCGTATCAGAAAAATCTTTATATGCACCGCGAAATAATGAACGCTCCCGACAATATGCAAGTCGATCACATCAACGGCAACGGATTAGATAATCGTCGCTCAAATCTTCGCCTGGTTTCAAATGCCCAAAACTCACGCCACACTACTCATTCACGAAATAATAAAACTGGCTATCGCGGAGTATTCCAGAATTCAAACGAGACGCACAGATGGTTTTCATCCATTATGGTTGATTACAAAACCAAATTTCTTGGTTATTTCGATTCACCCATTGATGCGGCACGCGCTTACGATAAAGCCGCGAAAGAATTGCACGGCGAGTTTGCCACCCTTAACTTTCCAGACGAATGATTTTAACTTTCATTGTTGTGTGATTGTTTCGTTTTCCGTTTTGTTATAACTTCCTACTCCGTATTGTCCTGACGGAAAAGGCACAGACCCGTTCACGGAACGGAAATAAACGGGACTGTGAAACACCAACTCAACAATTTTTGTAACCGCATCTGCTCGCTTGTCTGATTCGGCTTGCTTTAGTTTTGCCTCAAAGACTTCCATTGCCTGCTCGCGCTTGGCGATGGCGGCATCGCGCGCCTCAAGACTATCAAGCGTTTTTTTGAGAACAGACAATTTGTTCAAATCATCCTTGAGTAATTTTATTTCGCCACGTAAAGCCATAACTTCCGTAGCATCCGTGTCGGCTTGTAGCAGTCGTTGCTTTAGAACACTGCCTACTTCACCGGGCAGATTTTTCTCAATGGATAATTTAACTTCATCAGACAGCATTTTTACCTCACCTTTCCTGTGACACTGGTTTTCATTTGGTTATGCCGCGCCCAAAAGCGTTGACGGGATGCTTTAGACATTATACATCGCCTATCCTATTAACTTTGTGCCAAGTTATCCAGCCCTGCTGGTCGGGCGTTCCGACTACAACATCCCCCATATCACTGGTGACCCAAAAATGAGTACGATCCCATGCGTGAGTAATGCGAGGGGATTGCCTTAAGTCTACCAATTTTAAGCCAAACAAACTCATCACAAAAACAAAGAGATGCTTGATAAAATTACGACGGTTCATTATTTATTCTCGATGCTCTGCGCGAGCGCCAGCACGATATTGTGAAGCAACTGGAGATACGTCGAATCGTCGCGCAAGAATTGTTGAATCGCGGTATAGACTGCCGCGTTGCGCCTGGCGAGTCACAAGATGTCTTTGTCGATCTGGGTTGCTTTTTCAGAGTGAATCATCATTCTAACTTCTTTATACGATCTGGTCGTCCGTTTTCTTTTGCGGGGATAGCGGGTTCGTCGGCTTGCGTGGAATCACCACGTAATTCTTATTGGGGCTTTCCACTGGCGATGGCATCTGTCCGTACATGCCTGGGATTGCCGCGCGGTCGGGAATCGCTTTCTGCATATCCTCGAACAAGGGCTTTTCACCAAACGAGATGGCGGTGGGCTTGATGTGGCTGTCCACTCTGCCAAAATGGTCAATCAGTCCGTAGCCGACCGCTTTCATAAAGTCGCAGTGGCGCGTTTCAGGGTCGCCGTACAGGTTCTCCCCGATTTCCTTGCGCTTCCACAATCCGTATTCCCTTACACCTTTGCAACTCGGATGGAAAAACATTCTGGGTTGGCTGGTGCGTTGGTCTTTCAGGAACGTGCGGTGACGGTCTACATTATCCGCCACCAGGATATATTGACCCCTGAGCGCCAGCCCTGCCTTGTCGCGCCACACGTCGAACGGGCTTTGTCCCGCTTGCGGGTGCGTGCGCCCCACCACATCGCCTACCCCACTTTGCACATGATTCCACCAGGGCATTCGCTTGCAGACGCTAATCGCTTCTTCGTGCGTCGCGTGATCGAGATACAAGTCGCCAATCACCCACACATCCGTCAGCGGCACATCGGGCAGTTCCTTTCTGAACTGCCTGGTGTATGCTCGCGGATGGAACTGCACAAACGCGATGCTGTAGTGAGAGCCCGAATATCCATAGTCAATCCACGCCTCGACCAGGGTTTGCGGGTCGAACTTGACCCAATCATACACATGGGTCAGGAAACTAAACTCTTTCAAGACGAGCGAGTGGAGCGGGGCGGGTTTGCCCGCGCACCGTTCCAAAAACAGGTCTTCGCCTAGTTCGTTCTCAATCGCCTTGATCTTGGGGTCGTGGCGCCCCCCAGGATACAGTAACTGGTTCTCCCACGTCGGCATAATGACCACTTGGGCATTGAGGTCGTTTTCGCCGCCCAAACGATTGATGACATCCGCGAACCAGGGTTCAGACTTTTCAATCGTGCCTGACAGGATCAGTAAGCCCCCCGTGCGGCTCGCGCGCAAGAGACACGCTTGAAACACCTCGTACCGTTGCTTCCCCGCTTCCAACATCGCTATGATGTCGTAGGACTTGCCTGTGCCGCTGACCGCCCGCGCCCCTTCCGCAAAGGTGGAGACCGATTCGACCAGGCCACCGTTCAGTGTTGTCAGCGTGATGTTGCCGTTCTTCGGCGTCGAGTATTCCTGCACCGCGTTGAAACTCTTGAGATACTGGTACAGGTAGTCGCCCTCGTTCTTGGCGCTCTCGCTTTTGTAACAGACGAACAATACCGACTGCCACATTCCAAACCGACCTGCAATTTCAGCGGCGGTGACGCAACTCTTCCCACTCCCTTCGCCTCCGCTAATCACCAGCACTTTGGCGGGTGAGGTGTGAACGGGTTGCTGTGAAGGCAACGGTTGATAGCGCATCAACTCGAAATTGATCGTCTTGAGTTTTTGCAGAGCTTCGGGTGTTAGGTCTAGCATTTTAATCGCGCCCCCGCCCGTGAGAGCAGGGGCGTCCGATTACTTACTGTACATGTAACACCATTCTACGGCGGCAGCGGTCGCATTCGCGGCAGGCGTGCCTGCGGCTAAGTGACCCGCGCCAATCGTGAATGTGCCCGCATTGTAAGACCCATAGGCGTATGCCGCATCGCCCGTCACCGCACTAAGACTGACGACGGGATTTCCAATCGGCGTTGCCCCCGCAATCGGCGTGGCGGTCAGACTGTTCGTGACATTGCTGTTCGCGCAATTCCAATTGCCCGAACCTTTCGTCACCGCGCCTGTGACTACGACGTTCCCTGTTGCGCCGTCCAGACTGATCGTATGCGCGCCTGCCGCGCTGTACAAATCAATCGAGTTGCCTCCGCTGGCTTGGAACGCCGAACCCGTCGTGTCGAAGGTCTGTCCGTACTGCCCGACGCGCTGACCCTGGGCAAACCCCGCGAGACTCTGCGCCATCGGCAAGGCGGTTGCCACTGGCGTCGCGGTCTTGGTGGGCGTGTTGGTCGCCGTCGCGGTGGCTGTGTTGGTCGCCGTCGCTTGCGCGCTCACGGTCATCGTGCTGCTCATTCCAATAATAAGCATCAGCGCAATAACCGCGATGATGATGCCAAATTGTTTCTTGTAACTCATGCTTCAATCCTCCTTGTTGATTGATTTGAGAGTTGGTTTACTTTCCACACATCCAGTAAAGTAGATTCCCATTTGCCGAAGTTGTCACAGTGAACGTGGTCGCGCCAAGAGTGCCAATACTCACCGTCATTGCGGCGCTTGGCGTGACCACACACGAAATAGGCGCGGTCGTAAAGCCGTGCGTGATTGCCGCACCACTGGTATATGCTCCCGTCACGCCGTAGTGCATCGCCCCCGTAAAGGTATCCAGCCCAATTTGCAGTGCCGTTGCGCTGACGACCGTCGTCGCATTGAGGGTCGCCGCCGTTACCGTCGTGCCCGTGATCGTCGTCTGCGCGCCTAACGTGGCTGCATTGATCGCCCCACTCGCATTGATGCTTGTCGCAGTAATCGCGCCACTGGGTGTGAAAGTGCTGTAGGTTGTGATTGCGCCCGTTGTTCCATCGACGTGAAACACCTGCCGTCCTGCGGCGCTGTTGATGCTCAACCCTTGCCCACCGTTAATCTGCAAGCCGTCCCCGTTCGTGCTCCAGGTGATGCCATACTGTCCAACCCGCACCCCTTGCGCGAACCCCGTCAAACTCTGCGCCATTGGATACGCTGTCGCAATCGGCGTTGCCGTTGGCACCGTCGTCGCCGTTGCCGCACTCGTCGCCGTAAACGTCGCCGTTGCCTGCGCTTGCACCCCTGCCGGTTGCATCAATAACGATGCCGATAAGAGCATCAACGCCACGACCCCTAACCAAGCCCACTTCTGTTTCATTCAACCCTCCTTGTGGTCAGGCGCATCAACGCTTCATCTGCGCTTCTACGCCAAGTGCTCGTTCTTACTACTACTACTCTACTACTTACTACGCCTTATGTCAATATAACCCTGGATGCGTTATTGTGGTACTGTGTTTGCGCGCGCCCCGCGCAATCCCAAAGGTATCGCGCCGAGATTAGAACATACGTGCTATGGACTAGACCACTCTGGCATACCACTCTAGTCCACCGAACGGCTGTGCTATGGACTAGCCCACTTGATAGCCCAGTCTAGTCCACTGTAGAACGGCTGTGCGTCCTGGGTTGTTAAGGTTGGCAACCTGGGTGCAACCTGGGAGCGCATCGCGCATCACTCCGCTCTTGTCGTCGTCGCATCGGGCGTCGCTGTGTCGCTGGGCGTCGCTGTGTCGCTGGGCGTCGCTGTGTCAATCGATGCCGCTCCACTTGGCGCAATGCTATCCGCTATGACGGGCGTCGCGTCGATGCTGCTGGGCGTCGCGTCGATCGTCAATGTCGTACCACCTGGGAGCGCCGCCGCTGCACCGCGCGTTAGGTATGCGATAACCTGTTTCTGATATTCGCTAAACTTTCCGCTATCCACCTCTAGTCTATTCGTCGCTTTGCCAAACGCGCGGTCGAGTATGCGATCAGCGGCAGCGAGTCTAATCTCGGTTGGCTCGGCTGGGTTATCGCGTATCTGAACATAGAAGTCGAGCGATTTCTCCGCTTCGCCGCCGAGCTCTGCTATTGCGCGCCGCTTGAGCACGGTATATGCTTCAGGGCGTCGCCCGCTGCGCCCTGGTGCACCGTGATTCCCATTATTGCCGCGTTTTGTCGGTTTAGTCGGTCGTATTTCCGACGATAACCCATCGCCGCTATCCGCCTCGAGATCGGAAGAGCACACGTCTGAACTCCAGTCACTGAGCTAGATCTCGTATGCCGTCTTCTGCTTGAA